TTCTTCCCCTCCAACATGCCGGTCGAGACCATGCTGTTCGGCCTCGAGGTCAACATGTTCAACACCAAGAACTCGGACGAGTTGAAGAAGTTCTACTACAACCTGTACACGGCCGAGAAGACGTTCCCGTCGAGCAAGATGAAGAGGACGGTGCCGTTCTCGGAGGAGTCGACCGGCAAGTACTGGTTCGAGTTGCCCTCGAGGCTCGACAAGACCTTGTTGGAGATGAAGGAGACCTTCTTCAAGGACATGTTGAAGATGGACAGCAACGAGATCAACTCGGAGATGGAGAAGAACGCCTTGAACTTCAACTTGTCGATCTCCGACATGAAGGCGTACAACCAGTTCACGATGGAGTACTTCGTCGGCATGAACAGGAAGTACGAGTTCCAGGAGACCATGGTCGTGCACTCCTTGGTGAGGGCGTTGCAGTTGTCCAAGACGAAGGGGATGATCTTCCCGAAGATGTTGTCGGAGACCTCCGACGAGTACATGTTGAACGAGTTGAACAACAAGTTCAACAACCCCTACATCACCAAGGAGGAGAGGTCCGACGTGGTGAAGGAGATGAAGATGCTCGAGTTGAAGATCGACACGTACAAGTGCGACGTGTTCGGGTTCGTGTCCTACATCATGTCGAAGCAGATGACGAACAAGAGCGGCTTGCTGTTGATGAAGAACTACGAGAAGATCGCCTTGAACTTCTCGGCGGTGGAGGACTCGTTGAAGACCATGAACAAGACGTCGAGGTACTACCACGCCACCATGAAGACCTTGAGGTTCTACGCCGGCGACAGCATGTTGAACGTCTCCTCGTCGGAGATCATCAACCACATCTTCCAGCCGAACAAGATGAAGTCCAACGTCATGGAGTTCGCGATGGAGGAGTTGTGCTCGATGGTCGGGGTGGAGAACACCTCGTCCATGTACGAGAACCCCTTCTCGTTCATGGAGCAGTTCATGAAGAAGTCCGACAGGCCCTTCAAGGACTTCAAGGACTACCTGGCGCTGAACCAGAAGTCCATGAAGTTCCTGCAGGTCAACATGTTGACGGACACGTACGACGCGGGGTCCCTGGAGGAGAACATCTCCAACATCTACAGGACGAGGTCGAACCCGTCGTACGCCTACGAGAAGAAGTCGGACTCCTGGAGGAAGGACTTGGACTCCTTGAACTTCTTGACCTCCATCTCCCTCAACAGGGACACGATGGACTACATGTCCTCGGAGGTCTCCAAGAACATCTCGAACTCCGACAACAAGTTGATCAGAGCGATGAAGTTGAGGTCCTTGACGAAGGACAAGATGATGGACTCCGACGAGATCTCGTACAACAGGGTCGAGTTCAACTCCTACTACGACAAGTCCAAGATCAAGACCATGTGCTGGTCGAACATCGACACCCTGATAGTGACCAAGGACAGGAAGCCGTCCATGGACATCTACATCTACAGCAACAACGACATGGACTTGTCGGACAGGAACAACAGGATCTTCAGCTTGTTCAACAAGGACATGTTCGACTACAAGGAGAAGGGCTACAGGATGACCTTCATGAACAGGAAGGTGTGGAGCAAGAACCACAACATCTACTACAACAAGTCGAACATGATGTTCAAGACGGAGGTGAAGAAGAACGCGACCAAGTGGGTCTTGAACTTGGTCGTGTCGGCCTCCAGGTTCAAGTCCTTCAAGGACAACGACACGATCATGGCCACCTTCAAGATCTTGACGGACTCGTACACCGTGGACGACACGGTCTTGAAGGACTGCTACATCGTCGACGCGTTCGACGACGAGATCCAGATCAAGGACCTCATCGACGACATCCCGGACCTGATCACCTTGGACAAGATCTTGTTGAAGAACAGCTTGTTGTACGAGCTGAAGTTGACCGAGAAGCAGACGAGGTTCAACAGGGCCCACAAGGAGATCGAGGACAAGTACTCGGTCACCTTGATCAACG